CAGGATGGAATATTGCATACCATAATAGGTATATAACAGAAGAAATCGATTTACCAGATTGTCTACATGCAAGAACTACAGAGAATCTATTCTCTTTAAAATGCTTAAACATTTTCTCCTGATACGGATATAACTTAAATGGTACTAAGCCATCATCTAGATTGATTACCTTAGCGTACTTACACGCAAAATAACCAGGATCATCCATGCACGCTTGATATTCTTGTACCTCATCAAGTGTAAAATCCTGTTCAACTCCGTCACGTTTAACGTTAGGGTTACCTAAATATCCTAAATCGCCATTCTTAGTTTGCATTAATCATCCTTATCCTGATCAATAACAATTCCGCTTTCAGCTTCTTCTTCTTTTTCTTGCTTCTTAGCATCTAATAACATTCTTTGTAGATCACTAGTACTACCAACGAATACATTGTTATTTGTTACTGCTCTAGCCTGTACTTTTTCACCCTTAACTGCTGCTTTTTCTTTCTGCAACTTCATTAGTTTATCAGCAACATTGCCGACATCTGTTATAGCTTTAGATAATACCTCAAAAGCTCTCGGATGTTCTGTTTCTTTAGCTATCTCTGATAGACTATTAATAGCCTTTGTGCCAGTTAGCATTAATTCTTTATAAGTCTGTCGAGCTAAAAGGTAATCTTCGTCCACCTCAGCTTCTATCCTATCAATTGGATCATCTGGTAAATTCTCAGATTGCACTTCAGCCTTTTTCATCTGAGCTTCTAGGCTTTTAGCCATAAGAGCTTTTTTATCGCCATCGTCAAACATTTAAGTACCTGTGTTGTCTGGATCTGATATTGTGGTAACTATAGTATAGTCATCAACAATGCCAGCAGTAGTCGGATTGATCTCAACGCCCATAGCCACTAACATATCTGATAAACCAGGGTTACTAGCAAAGTTAACATCAATAGATTTTATAATGCCTGTCTCATTCGTTGGACCATAAAACTTCATTTTCATTGTAAAATCTAATGTATACACTAATACTCTACGTTCAGCAATTTCACCTTCATAGTCATCGGCAATTGCTACTGAGTTTAGTACTATTGGAACATCTTGTGAAAACGTCATATCGTCAATAGGATTAATAGCAATGGTATATTCAGGTTGAAAGTAAGGAACGATTTGTTCTAATACCTGTAAACCATCGTCTTGGTTTTTAGCCATTATATTCAGCTGCATTCCAATGTTATATGCAACCGCATGTCTGATAGTTTTAACCTTAGTTGGATCATCGCTGCTTTCTGAACAAGCAGAAGATAAGCCCTTCTGTAGCTTTTGATTAGTGTCTAAGTCGAGTGACGTAATCTCAAATGACATACGAGGCAATTTGATCGCCATCGATGAGTCGTCATCTAGCTGTTGGTCAATTCTAGCTAAAAACTTCTGTTTAGGACCATAAGCCAAAGGTACCTTGATCTGATTTAATACACCACCAGCGCCGTTCTTGCGAATGATAGTAAGGTTATTAAACAGTGTACCAAAGACAGCAACAGTCTTTCTCATTGTAGCATGATAGAAATGTGAACCAAACATTTAGAAAGTCTCCGATGGATCGCCGAACGGGTTAGATTCAGAGAAGTCGATTATGTTATCTGCTTCTATTTCAAAATCTACATTGCGTGCTTGCTTGTCTGAGCTAAAGCTTTCATCATCAACTATTCCATAAACTTTAGTTATATTTAAATCTGAGTCTGTTTCTTGACCTCGTGCACTGTTATCAGATGATACATAGAAGTCTCTAGCCTTATCCGTACCTTCAACACCAATATTAGAAACATATATTGTCGCAGTAGTATCTGTTAGCTTCTCTACTTTTTGTACTTCGCCATAGACATACACACCAGCAGAACCTTCTAATGTAGGTAACACTGTGTATTGTCTAATCTGTTCACCAACATGAGGAAAGATAATATCATTGATTGTTACATCTAGACCAACCTGATATGATACCTCTTTTTGCCAATTGTCAATTTCACCGACATTAGTATCAAACTGTTCTTCATTATATTCGTATAACGAACATCGTAACTTATAAACTGGAAGATCAGAAAGCTGATAGAAAGGCTGCTCATGTTCAACATGGCTGATCTCGAAGAATTTAGCAGACATTGGCAAGTATAGTATATCACCTTCTTCTGGCGTAGATTCTACTATCTCATTATTCCAAATACCAACAAATTGATTCCATCGTCGACGCGATAATATGAACGTAGCCTCATCACGTATCTCTAAACCAAATTTACTAAGTAGATCACCTTGTCCATCGAAACCATCTGTATTTTCGATGTAAGCTTCAATCATATATGCATCATCAAACTTAGACGCTATATCTTCACCTAAAATATTATCACGTCCAATTAATGTTCGTGGGAGATAATAAACATCTTGACCAAAGATCCGTAAGGATTCAATGATAAGATCTTCATATAGATGTTGTTCGCTTTCAACTGATTGCGATATGTATGTATTACGTGGCATAATTTTTATCCAGAGAAGAAGTCAACAGGCAGTTCCCAATTTAGACGAGCTTCTTCTTGGAGTTCTTTTAACTCTTCAGTAGCTTCGTCGAACATTTGTTGACCATTAAAAGTTACACCACCTGGCATAACCATTCCTTCGAACTTCTTGAGGTTAACTCCCCATTGTCGTTTTATTAACGCTGTCGCGTATTTCTTTAAGTAGTAATCATTATAGACATCAACGTAGGTATCAGGATCCATAACTCTGTCGCATTCAATAATGATATAATCATCAACTTCAACTTCAGTTACCCAATTCATATCAATGCGTAATGTATTTCGATGACGATTCCATTCAATATGTTTAACACCATCGTCTATAACTTGACCCATGAGAGACATATGTTGCATTCTCATTTCATAGTCTAGTAAGCCACCACCAAAGTTTACATTAAACAAATCATTCATATGCATTTGGTATTTAACACTAAACATGCTAGTACCATTTGAGTTATCATTAAGCGGAAATACTCGCATGATGTTTTGAATATGATCAGTGAGACTAATATAACCATTAGTTATATCATCAGCCGTAACCTGGTGTTTAAGATACACTCGTTCAACGGCATCAGAATGATACTCTTGATAGAACTGTAGTGCTTCATCTATTCGATCGTCAATCTGATCGTCGTCTACGTTCACTTCAATAACGGGTGCACCGAGATTGCGTAGACAATAGTCTATTAGCGTTGCTTTTGAAGTTGGCTTTGCTATACTATCCTCTTATATTAATTACTTATTGTATTATTTATATGCTCCAGAAGAACACTATGGGCTAACCATAGTTATGCCCGTGCCTTCTACAGAGTAAACAAATGTATCTATTGCTGTTAGTATTATATGTCCACCAGGTGCAACACTAAAATTATCGTAACCTGTGCCGATATTAATTGAAGTAGATAAAACGGGAGCTGCACCGGTATAGGTAAGCAAAACATAATAAACTGGCCCAGTGTAATTTGCGCTGCCGGCAAGATAACTATCAACGTCTATTATTATATCAGAAGACGCATCAGCCGATATATTTACATACTTCCAAGACGTACCAACTTCTATGGCGTCATACACGGGATACGGAAGAGATACAACAAGATCTGTTGTTGTGCCAGCTGCTTGATAATGGTAATATGTCGTATTTTGATTACCTGTAGCTTGGCTAAGATCCCATGTCGACCTAGGAGTACCAGTAAGACCATTACCTCCATTAAGAGAACCACCGGCCAGTGAAGCTGTTAATAATGTGCCACTTGTATTAGGAACATATAGTGTGTTATCTTGCGTTGGCGTTAGAGCTTTGACTTCGCTGCTAAAACCTCCGCCGCCACTCTGCCAATATTTTAATCCTTGATTCACCGCCCTACCGAAATTAACAAAATTGGTCGATGCCTGAGGTAAGTGAATGCCATCACTATCTATACTAACTGTTACCTTTTCTAATACAGCATTGTTATCATCACGACCTTCATCTGCTGTCGTACCATCAGCAACAGAGAATGTAATTTCTCCCTTTACTACGCCAGAATTTGTACTACCTGTATCTTTTATTGTCGAAGCTATGCGGCTGTAGACTTTTTGATCACCAAGATAGTTATCTCCTTCCCATACTATAGCTCCTAATTCATCGCTAACCGCACCAATGCCTTGATCCCGTGTCATCTTTATTTCAGGCAAATAGTTCTGATTGTCTACTGTTGATTTTAGCTCTAGATTACCGTTTAACTCTAAATCGCCATTTAACTCTAAACCACCACTGATATCGGTAAAAGGAGAAAATGTAAGAGTGCTTCCGTCTGTTTTATCTATGGTGAGTGTATTACCATCTACGCTTATTGCAGCGTCATGAACTCCCCCAAGGGTATCAACAGCATCTCCAGCTGCATTTAAGGCATAGAGATTACCATCATGGGTATTAAGAGCCAGCTCGCCAGCAGTAAGGTCAGTTATAAGAGGAACAGCGCCCGGAGTACTAGAACGCTTGATTTTTATAATTTGTGACATATGTTACCTATAATTATAGTATCTTAAGGTTATTTATATCAGTCAGAAAGGTCTTATTTAAGTTTAAGCTCAACAAGATGTGATCTTATCGATTCTTTATTGAGACTATATAAGTCAGGTCTGCCCATTCTAGACATTACCCAATATTTAACTGGAGTCTTTGGATGACAGTATAACATAAGAGATTCTATGTCTTTAGATTTAAGAAGCGTATGAAACGATTCTGCTGATGTTGTTTTTAAAACATCTGAGTTTGTCGATATCATATTAGTTATTTGGTATTTGTTATCTTTAAACACTACACCAGTTACATATCCAACGATTTCATCTGTTTCTTCAATATATATTTCTAATATTAATTTGTAGTCACCATCAAAACGACTAAGTAGAGTATCAATATCAGAAAACTTACTGTTTAAATCGATACGTTCCTTATGAGATTCGTATACTTTAACAAATTGATCTTTATCTATGCTGTATGATTCTCTAATATTATACATTATATCGCTGTCCTAATTATTACCAGGTTGGTTCCATCAATAGTCGGATTGGCCCAATATTGCCCAGAATTCCCAAAGGTCCAGACACTATTATAATTGTCAGCTGCAGTGTTTGAATCCGCTACACCGTCCTCATCGAAATCTATATCCCATCCGCTTTGATTATTCGCGAAAGCAAACACCGTTGATGTTGCAGCGTTATGCGTTATTGATACTATATCGCTCTCGAGAAGATCACTATTTGGATCATGCAACGATAATTTAATGCCAGATATACTTGAATGTTCAAAACTTGTAATCCTATACTGTGTTCCGCGTATTAATACATATTCATTATCAACTTCGCCGAAGGTCTCAGTCTGTGTCAAGTACCAGTTGTCATATTGTCCATACCTAGGATCAGTTACATTTGTTATTGGATCATCACCTAACCTACGATCGTAACCCCATACGTCTGCTATTTTATTTTGATAGAGACTAATATTAAACGTGTAAACACCTACATTAGCTACTAAGGGATTGACATCAGAACCAGCGGCTGCCACCATGCCAAGTTGTGAAACATTAATCATTATGATAACCCATTGCCAAA